CTTTACTTTCGATCATCTTAACATAATCGAAAATACCTTGCTGAGACGGTAGAAGTCCGTATTTATCCTTACTTAGGGTAAATTTTACGAGATTTTCAAACAATGGATGATTCTTACAATTTTCTAATATCATTAGAGATCGAATAGCATAATAATCTTTACCTGCTATATCGTATTCCATAAAATCGTCGAAACGCTCTTGGTGAACTAATCTGTTTAGTGCTCTGTAAACAGGGTAGATACCACGAATTAACCCAGCTTTCTGGTAATTAAAGCTGAATAAATTTTGAAGATAAATAATATAATCTTTTGAAACATAACTTTTCTCCATATTAACTTTTAATTTATTATTGGTGAAAGATTCAATTAAGCTATCAGGATTAGTAACAGCATATGCTCCATCATCACCTTGAATTTGGAATTCGATTTTATCGAATTGTGCATTCCCAGCAGCGCTTAAAAGTTGAGCGATACTATCTACCTCATTCGTGAAAGTAGAACCAGATGGTACACCATGTTCTGTAGAAAGAACACCTTCTGGAGTTATTAAACCAATGGTATTAAATCTGCTTTTAATATAATCGATTTCAGTGGCACATTGTGGTTGGAATAAACCTTTAATGTATTCAAAAGAAGCCGCTTGTAAATCGGTTTTAACCGAGGCATCGTAAGCAGAGAAATCTATTGATAATAACTGTTTACCAGTTTGTTGAGCGTTAATCATCAAATTAGTAATTGCACGGTCCACCGCGTCAGGGCCTTTTAATGCTTCGCGATAACCAGATTGTAGCTGATAGTCAAGTAAAGGTCGATAATAACGCATTTCGTTTAATGTATCCGCTATAGGAAAACCCCATACTGTGCGTGTTTTCTTGTTTTCTTGAGTTCTTGTAAATAATACACATGGATCCTTTCTGTCAAGCAAACTTTTGAAGTTTTGAACTACTTCTGCCTTAACGTTTGATTTACGCGTGTAGAATGGTAATCCGGAGTTTGTATCATTTTTAAGATATCTAGCTGCGTTTACTAAGGTTAAGGGTCTTAGTCTGGATTTATCACCTTTAAGTGCTATGTTCATTAGCGAGCTATAATGTTCATGGGATAATGGATCCTTCTGGAAATATTCCAAAACACTCTCTCGTCGTTCTTCCCAATTAGATGCAATTGATCTAGGGCCAAATTTAGAACGCTGGTTTTCTTCGAGATCTTTTAAAACAGTATCAAGTGCTCCACTGTGTGCTAAATAAATGCTATCA